TCAAGCAATGTTCTAATCAACTCAATTCTACCTAACATTTGAGCATTTAATGGTTTATGTTGAGGATAAAATTCAGTATATGCAACGCTTGAATGGTTGAATGCAATGTATTTATAACCCATATCAACTAAATTTTGATATGTAGTAATTAATTCACCTATTGTTTTACCTTGACATACTGCCATTAGATTAGTATCCTCTGGTAGGAATCCTTTACGGTTAATCATCCAATGCTTAGCATTTCTTAGGGTAGTAATTGAATCATTCCATTCATCAGGTACAATGAATACATTGGGTTTTACAATCCACATCTTATCGAATAGATCCTGTTCGGTGTGTTTTACACCTTCAAATAATCCATTATCCATAATAATAAATCTTTGATCTAGTCTAGCTTTTTGAAAAAACAAACGATATTGTTCGTATTTATCTATTAAATGAGGGAGACAATAGTCATAATCATTCCACTGATAACTGTGGTGGAGGAGGCTAATGGGCAACTCATGACTTACTTTCATTTGCTTCTTTTAGTTTATTTGGTTTACAAATTAATTCGATAAGAGTATTAATATCACTAGATTTTAAATAATTTGATTCTTTTCTATTACCATTAAAAAAGGCTAATTGAGTGTCTCTAGTTACAGAGTACCATGTTTTTTCAACTGGGTTATACCAGAATATATAATGATATAAAGGGTCCATATTATTTATATTTTACTAATTTATTTCTTAATTTATCGATTTGAATTTGACAATACCATTTTCCTAACCAAGAAGATGCTTCGGCATACTTTTTAGCCCACTTATCTATTTTCTTATAGACAGGAGCATTTGCTTTAGCAATTACATCCACATCCCAGTAGCTGTTATGCTCTAACATAGCCTCTTCCCAATGTCCCTCACTAAGATATAGTGGTGGATTTTGTTCAATAATTTTTTTGCGTTGAGTTTTTTTAGTTTTCTTGTTCATATATAGCGGTGTTTTTAGAGTGTTCCATAAATTCTACTCTCGCAACTTTAACTCTACCGCTAGTTTCCTCTTGAACAAATACGTTCAATTTCTCAAAGACATATTTTGCAAACTGCTCTGCCCCAACAGCTGGAAGTATTCTAAGTTGAATAATACCTAATTGATCCATTGTTTTAAATCCACCTATTCCTGGATCATCTTCTGCAATAAGTGTTGTATGATCAAACATATAATCCATCCAGGCTTTAGGATTTTTACCATCAATAGTGCCTTTAGCACGTTTCATTCCTCCGAAATCCCAAACCCAATTACGTTCGTCTAATTCACCCTCAAACCATACTCTAAATGATACTCCATAACCATGAAGAAAGCGACAATGTGTCCCTTCTGCTTTCCATTGACGGAATACGCAACTATATCCATCAAATAACTTAGTTGATTGAAACATATTAATTTATTTTTTATCTATATTAATATTAGATTTGAATAATAGTGCTGCCATTAATTGTAACCCACATGCTTGCCAAAACGTAATGTAAGGTAAGCTAAATAATTCTGGCATTAATAGGTTCCATAATATTTGGAGTGGTAAACCAAATAATATACAGGCTAATATTAATAAGCCTACAATCATTAATATGTCATGAATTTTACTCTTCATCTTCATTTATATTTAAATCATCAAGATCAATATCTTCAATTTGTATTTCAGTAAGAGATTGTTCAATTTTAGAGGTAATATCAAGTAATTCAGATAACATTGCTGCTTGTTCTGTTTCAGGAACATTTTCAATGTTTTTCTGTATTTCAAGTATTCGCTCGTGTAATTTATTTGGATCCATTTTCTTTTGTATTATTAAATTTACTAAATTCTTCTGACATTACCACCTTTCCTTTAGTATGTTTTGGCTCATAAGGGCAATGTCTACATCCATTTCCGCAACATTGTCCTCTTTGAATGTGGAAGAGCGCAGTGAATATCACGCGCTCTTCCTCTATATAGTAATGAATACCTTCTACATATTGTTTAGGCAACTTCACAGGCACCTCCTGCACACGCTGCTTGGTCTTGTAAGTTTGTTTCATCGCTAAACTCAATTACTTTAGATAAATCTAATGAATGTAGATGGCCTATCCTCTCATTAAATTGCTCTTCTGTAATAGTTTCAAATGGAGCTTGAGTATATGTTCCTAAATCCTCAGGTAGGAATGATAATGCGGTAAAGTACTCTTTATTTTCCCATAACCACTCACCTACAGTTGGCCATTCATCTTGTTTAATGTTTACTGTAGCTGATACATTATGCATGTTATTTCCTTTTCTATGCCCTGGTTTAATCCATTCTTTATTGAATTTTTTAATACGCTCAAGTAATTCAATTGCTGTTTCTTTAGGGCGTACAATTGATCCCTCTGGAGCACGCTGAGGAATGGTTACAATGGCTTGGATGTTTGGTTTAAAGAAATCATCCTCTAACAATTCAGGATGATGAATTGATAAGTGAGTATATAATGCCTCATTCTTACCAATGCGAATACGTCTTAAATAGAAGTCATCATGCCAAGCATGAATACCACTTGATGTACCTAATACTAATGAGGTAGTACCTGATGGTTTAACACATGTAACACGAGCTGCTTTATTAATATCAAGGATTTCGGCTACACGAGCATTTTCCTCAACAGCAATTTTAGCTGCCTCTTTTAAGCTATATTTTAATACCTCACCTGAGGCAATACCAGTCATTCCAATACCTAATAATGCTTCTTTTTCAGTTGTTTTCTTCCATACATCTCTTAGATAATGGAAATCAGTGTATGATGCTTGTAATGTACCGATGAATGATGCTGCTTTAACTCTAGCATTTAAATCCTCTTGTGATTCAATAGTTGAGGCATTTACCTCACATAGATTACAGAATTGATTTGGTTTCAAGTTAATTTCAGCACATGGGTTAGTACCAGCGTCTTTATCATTTGAGAAGATAAATCCTGGCTCACCGGAGTTGCTTAATTCAATTTTCTTCCATAAATCAAGGAAAGTATCTTTATCAATTTTAGATTTGATAAGTACAGCTGTGTTATTAGCTCTTCCACGTTGTGGATTATTTTCCCACCAATTTCCAAACTTACACGTTAACATATCATCATCATTCAGATTGAATAATGCAATGAGGGCAGCACGACGAATACCACCTGATAATACAGCATCAGCTAAATGACAAATAATATCATGACATTCTAATGATGTTAATTTTTCACCATCTTTTTTACCATCTAGAATAGATTGAACATGTACTAAGGCAATTTTAAGTGGTTCAGGACCAGGTGCTTTACCACCTACAGTGATTAATTGAGCACCTTTAGGGCGAATATCTCTAAAATCAAATAATGGTAATGGACCACCACGTAGATAAGATTTCATTAATACCTTAACGGCGTCAGCCCATCCTTCAATGCTGTCACCTACTAAGTAACGCTTTGATTTAAGTGGTTTTCTTACCTCAGGTAATTCCTCAATATGATGTGTTTGAACAGAGTAACCAACACCACAACCAGAGAGGAGGAGGAACATTATTTCGCTGAAGGCAGCGATGTCATTAATAGGCAGATAAGAGCAATTAAATATACGAGCATTATTGATGTCAACGGGCTTACCTGCAAATTGCATAGAGCGCATTGATGGTAATACTTTCTTATCGTAAACGAATTTATAAGCTTCTTCAATTTCATCTTTTAATTTTGGGAATTTTTTTAAATGCATTTCTTTGTTTCGATCTACTAATTCCTCCCATGTTTCTCTTCTGTTTAACTCTGGTCTGAATTTCGCATACTTCATGTAAACGGTGATATCAGACAGAATACTCTGTTCTACGTTCATTTTTGTTTTGTTTTTTAATTAAGTGAAATAATAGTATCAGTATACATAGACTTTGGTTGTACCCCTGAAAAACGTTGTTTGGCAACACCATCTTTAAAGAATATAACTGTTGGCACACTAGTAATGAAATTTTCCTGTACCTCCTCACGAGATGTGTCTACATCTATAGTTTGAAATTCAACATTTGGAAATTCACTTTCCAGTGTTGTAAAAAGAGGAGCAAGCTGTCGGCACGGACCGCACCATGCAGCCGTGAATCGTTTAACCGTTATCATAAATTACTGATTGTGTAGTTATAAATATAGTATATACTTCGTCTAAGATTCGAGTTTGAAAAATTTCTGTTGAAGAAGTTGCCTTTCTTCTACATCAACATTTGAAAAGTCATTTACTGGTTTCTTATTAGTAATACTAGTTTCTATATCGTCATCATCAAGTGGATCACTATCTACTTCAATAAATCCGTTTGATGTATTTATCTTTGCTTTAAAGGTCATACCATCAGCTCCATATCTGTTTTTCATAATATGGAAGCGCCCTGTACCTTCAATTTTATCTTTACGTTTACGGGCTAAGGATATAATTATATCCCCAATCATTATTTTATCATATGATCCAGCTGCATTATCACCTTCAATAATGTCGGATTTAGCCGCTGTTCTATTTGCTTGTGATGGAGATACAATAGGTATACCCTTTTCTTTACCAAATGCTTTAGCAGCTACGTAAACATCATCAATTTCATCTTTACGTTCTTTTCTACCCTTAGTGCGCATATAATCTAGGTAATCGATGATAATTAAATCGGGTTTAAAATCATTTTGATGCTCTAACTGCTGCAAATGTGCCTCTATAGTATCAAATGATGCTCTTTTAGGTGGGTATTCTTTAATGATTACTTTACCCTTTACTTTACCCACTATTGCATCCACCTCTTTACGGTGTAAATGTAATTTATCTACCTCAATACCAGAGAATATAGCATCGTAGCGTTTACCAATGTACCCTTCGCCTAGCTCTAATGAGTAGTGTACCACATTGTACCCTAATGCTGCTGCATAAGCACCCATTGCCGTTACGGCCCATGATTTACCGCCACCTGGGTTACCAAATACTAGTACTAAATCGCCCTTACCATATCCACCTTGTGTTAATTCATTAAATGTAGGCCAAGGAAACGGAATACAGCTACGATCATCCTCGCGATATCTAGCTTCAATATCTAAATTGTAATCTAATCCTACTGTTTTATCCTCGCCTGCTCGTACTGCTTTACCAATTAATTGTAAAATGCTATCAAAATCATTCATTTCAAGTAACTGAACTGAATTTAAGATTGCTTTTTTAACTTGTTGATTGCGGCAGAAATTACTAAATTCAGATTCAACCCATTCTAAATCAGATTGATCTGACATTTTATATGCCTCTTTAAGCGCCTCAGCAATTGATATTCTTAATACTTCATTTTCAATTTTCTTAACCTCAATAGACATTGTCTCTACTGTAGGTGTAGTGTGATATTCTCCAAAGTATTTTTGAACGTACTCTACAACCCATTTATGAGCAGACGATTCAAAATACTCTGAATCAAGTGAATCAATAATATTAATTAGGAACTGTCGTTGTGTTAGTAAGGCACCTAATACCTTAACTTGGAATACAGGTCCGTATGTGGAAAGTTTTTGTAAAGTCGTCATAACCTAAATTTATTTAAAAGAGTTTAGATAACCAAATAATTGTGTTAACCAAGAGGATACATTAGGAATACTTTCTCCTAATTTATCATTATGATATAACTGAATAAAGATTGGTAAATTTAAACTATATGAATTGTTAAATGCATCTTTTACCAGTTGCTTATTTTCAGGTGATAGGAAGTCTCCATCTAAAGACATTAACTGTTGATTAATATACAGTTGACGACTTCTTTCTACAACAGATAAATATAATTTATTTTCATTAATTAATCCTGCTGATTTTTCAATTATACTATCTAAAGTAACTTTATTACCTGTTAATTCTGGGAATAGTTTAATTAGCTTTTTAGGTCCTAAACCAGTAACCCCAGGAACGTTATCAGATGCATCACCTAATAATATCTTATAATTTATAAAATTAATGCTGCTTACCCCAAATTCCTCAAGTACATCTTTTGGAGTATATAATTTCTTTTTAGTAGGGGAGTAAAGTGATACTTTAGGAGATACTAATTGAAGGAAGTCCTTATCAGCAGACATAATAGTTACCTTAGAGGTTTCACTATGTTTTTCAAATTTAGTAGCTAAATAACCAATAATATCATCTGCCTCTAGTCCATCTATACTAACAATTGTAATAGGTAAACATTGTAAATATTGAATCAAACGCTCCATTTGATTGTTAATACTCTCTTGTTCCTCATCTTTTGACTGGAATATAGAGTAATTAGTCATTCGGTTTGTATTTCTATTTGCCTTATAGTCAGGAAATAGATTTCGTCTTGCGTTTGAACCTCCAACACCGTCAAATACGATAATTACTTTAGTAGGATCACACATACGAATAGTGTATCCTATTGATTTTAAAAATCCTGTCAAACCACCAATATGATGTCCGTCAGGATTTATATGATTGATCATTGTAAACGACCTTAAAAATGTATTAAGGCCGTCTACGATCAATATTGAATTAAGTTCTTTGCGTATATCTGGCTGTATGTTAGAGAGTAATTGTTCATATTTACTCTTCTGCATCAGTGTCGATTATATCTTTTATGTTTTCTTCCATTTCGCTTTCTTCAACAACATCAAAATCAGTTGATCCTAAGATTTGCAACCACTCTTTTGAGTGTGCTTTCTTATATTCATCAATTGCTTTTTTATCGTCTTCAATAAAGCCGTGAACTGTCATTACTACAGTTCCTTTTGTTTGTACTCCAGTAACGTGGTTTTTATCAGCTGATATTTTAGTGCGTTTAGCAAATTCAACATCTTTACCATCCTTAGTTGCTTTAATCTTACTTGTACCACTATTGGTTACATTACCAAAGGTAATTACAAATGAAGAATCAAAGAACATAGTATCACCACCCTTATTTTTCAATTTAGGCATTTCCATTGGTGAATTTGGTTTAGCAACCCAAACCTTATTTACAGCAACGAATGTGTTAGTGTATGGTTGATTTTCTTTACGTGATAAAATAATCTTCTGATTGATAAAATTACCAAATTGTTGAGACATTGCTCCAGCATTCCACTCGTTGTTATTTTTATTTGATTCAATAGACAAACGACATGGTACTGATCCAACTGAATCCCATAGGAATAATAAATCAAATGGTAATTTACCTTTTGCTTGCTCGTTGAGTAGATCAGCAATAAATGCTGCTACATCCTCAATTGTATTGAGCGATCCTCTATCTACATAGATGAAGAAACCTTTATAATCTGTAATTTCACCTGTTTCTTTATCAACTACAGGATCCATTTCAAATCCCATTTGTTGAGCATGCTCCCAATTCCATTTCATCTCAGTAACAATAAAGACAGGCAATACACCCATCTTTTGTGCTGCTACTGCTGCCTCAAGCATCGCTGTTGTTTTACCTGTATCCGAGTGGCCACGTAACAAGGTTATGTGGCCCATCGGAATACCAGGAATAGACAGTACATCTTGAAACGCTTTCGAAAGTGGGATCCACTTTTGAGGTTTAAATTTTACAGACTGATCTAGAAATTTAGATTTCTTGAAAGCGTCAATATCAAAGGACTTTTTTAGTGACTCAGATACTACTGAGGTCAAACTACTGTCTTTTTTTGCCATAATTAATCATTAAATAAGTTGTCAAATTTGTCAGCGTTGCTAGTTTTAGCAGCGTTGTTTTCTAAAGTGTAAGCTGGTGTTACTGGCTTGTTGATCTCATTTAAGAAATCATCCTCTTCATCTTCATCTTTCGATGCGATTGGAGTTTCAGTAGCAGCTTCGTCTTCAGGATTTAACCACTTAGATAAGATGTCTTTTAAGGCATCGTAAGTGTACTTACGATTGATTCCTAAGATGTCAGGTTGTTCATCAAGCAATTTTGTTACGAGAGCAGCATCTTCTGAAATAGGAGATGTTTTAGGTTTTACACGTAAATTACATTTAATACCTTTTCTACCAGCAATTACATCTTCAGTAGCCTCAATTGTAAAGTCTCTACCATCTGTGATGTCAGTAAAATCACCATAATCATCATCAGCAGCGATACCAACGAGTTGATCATTAGTTAATTTACCAAATTCCCACAAACGAGCTCCTAAATGCTCTTCACCACGTACTACTACAGCAGCAAAGAAACGAGATTTAGGTTCGATCTTTTTTGCTAATTGCCAATCTTCCTTATCAGCTGATTTGCGCAATTGTTTTGCAAAATCAGCGATTGGATCAGCCTCTTTCCAATTGGTAAGAGCCAGAATTGGTCCTTTAGCAAATCCGTAATGGAATTGTACCTCACGGATAGGCCATGTCTTATCATACTTGTTAGGTAGGATACGTACTTGGTACTTGCCTGGTTTTGGTTTAAAGAAAATTTTAGTGTAATCAATTTTTTCACGGGTTTGATTTCCCTTGTTTTGAGCAGCGGCCAATTTCTGCTTAGCCAAATTTAAATCCATAACTGTTTTATTTTAAAATTAAATATACAACCTAATCTTTAAACTACCAAATTATCTAGCAGACAAATCTATGATCTTGTGGATTGCTGTATCTAATTTGCGCAGTTCAGGGCCGTTAGTGAGCAGTATACTATTTTTATAGTCGTGCCAATTAACGATATATTTAGTATCCAGTACACCTCCGTTTAGTTTCTTAATTAATGTATTAAGAGCATTAATGGTGTACAGTGTATTACTTTCTTTTTTGCGATGTAACAATATTGTGTTTGGTAACGGAGCATCAGACATATTACCCATATCAATATTATATGTACACATAAGTTCTTCGCTTTGAGGTGACTCAAGAATGAATATCTTATTATACAATATTGAATAGCGACGATTGATCGTGGTAATTACCGACTCTATTTCGTCCTTTGAGGTAAATGTGCAGAATAGTTTGTTCAAATCGTAAAATGTATTGTCCATCATAAATATTTATATTTTTTTCAAACCATGATATGTGATACCTTGTTTAATACCAACGGGGTATTCAAGTATATCTACAATTTCTTGTAATATGTCTCCATCCTCTTTAGCGTAATCAAATAAAAACGCATCATAGGTATACAGAACTAATTTAGTTTTTTTATCCTCTAAATATTTTAATATTAATTCTAATAATGTTATATTTGTTGCTGTTTCTGCGCTTTGAACGACGTAATTTAATAATTTAGCAGGTATCATATCAGGTAGCTCAATGCGTTTAAACGTTTTATTTTTAGTTGTTATGTAGCCACTACCTTTAAAGTCATCCCATAGCTCATCTGTAAATGTTGCTACATCTTTAAAAAATGGTTTATCACGATATTCGCTCCATACACCACCGTATAATTGTTTGAATGTTAATTCTTTGGCCTCTTGTGCACTTACACCAAGTAATCCACCTAAATAATCGTATGTATTTTGATCTTTAGGAAATTTAAAATCAATCATCTTACCTATCAAACGTGGGTGATATCCCTGAAAATCCATCTCAACAAATTTATCATTTGTAGGTTTATAGCACTCACGCTCGCCATTATCTTTATTTAATGCAGCATAGTTAGTATTATTAAATGTATTTGAGGGGCGTGAGGTAGTGGTGTATAAATTATATTGAGTATATACTTTACCTTTATGTAAATTAAATTCTGGGTATTGTAGTTTGTCCTTATAGAAATCAACAAAGCATGTTTTATCAACCTTTATACCATTTTTTTCAATTTGATAAAATACATGAGTAGTATGGAAATTTTGAAATTGAAGCTGTGTATCTAATAAATTATACTGTTGAATTAAAGATAATACCTCAGAAAACATTACCTCACTCTCCTCATAATGTTTACTAATTGGAATTAAACAATTGGTATTAGGCAAACTAGGATACTTATTATAATAATAATCAGTACACCTAGTGCCTGTACCAGTGTCAACGAAACTAATAAAATTAACATCAAACAGCTTGTCAGCCAGCGGATACATCCAATGTAGCGCTTTCTTTTTATTTAATACCCACAGATTACCTGTGTGTTCTAATAACCAATCTAATACCTCTACCTTATCAATACCAAACGATTCAGTATGATCAAGGCAAATGACATATCCTTTCTTATCATCAAGAGGACGAATATAAATTAAACTCAAATCGGTAAGTGCAGGATGGAAATTATTGTTTTTAGGAATAAACCTAATAAAGCAATCTCCAAACTTAGCAGGTAATTGAGATGATTTTTCTATAACGTAAAACATATAACATAACCTTTATGATTTAAATATAAGTAAAATTTTTTAGCCCACCAAACCACTATCTTCATTTTGTGGACGTACATAGGAGGTATTTACGAAGGTCTTTATACCAGGAATTTTCTTTTCAGCCTCGTTTAATTCAATATCGTTAAATCCACCTTTATAATTTAAAACAACAGAAATATAATATGGATTGTCTTTAAATTCATCATATGTTATTTTACTTATCTCTCTAATAATATTAGTGCTTGCATTGTAAGTAAAATATCTAACATCACTTTCGTATTTATAAATAAACGAAGCAGGTCTTTTATTACTTGGTTTTACTTTACTTAATGATCCGTAAATAAATGTTTTTGGATTTGTTAATGCAGTATTAACTTCTCTTCCTTTAGATCTAATTAATTCAGGAGCATTAATATCAAATTCTTTACCAGCAAAAAATTTATCATTAAACTCATAATAATATCCTTGATAAAATTTGTAGTTAAATGAAAATACAAATTCATCACCTGATGTATATTTTATTTCTATTGTATTTGCTGGTACTCTCATATTAGCAAGTTATTCCTGGTTTTTGATAATCGTAGTGATGTGATTCATTACCATTATTTATATTTTCAAATCCATATTTTGCTTTATTTTCTTGAATCCAAGCCCATTCTTTAGGTGTTTTAATTGGATTAATTCTAACACCATTTTTATCAGCCAAATCAACTGCTAATCCAAATCCATGATTTGATGTTCCTGGGGTTGCTGCTGGAATGCCTGACGCCGCTGATGCTGCTTTAATTCTTTCTTGATCATCACGTGTTCTATATGCTGAGTTAACCTTAATAAGAATACCAGCGCTAAAAGCATCAATTAATAGTGCTTCTAAATCTCTTATAGCATTAGGTTGAAGTCTAATACGTTTTTCATCACTTTGATTTACTGAGCTGTAGTGACGAGCATAAAGGCCAGGTCTTATACTTACTAAAATATCTTCTATAGCACCATTTGTTCTTACTTGACCACAAATAGATTTTTTAGCACCTCCAGAGGCTGATCTTCTGGTATTATTTATATCAGTTTTTGCTTTAGTTTCCAAATTTCCTTTTGGGTTTACAGTTACTAAATCATTAAAATTTAAAACACCACCTTGTGGATTATCTAATATAATAGTTTGAGCATCAATGTTAGTTGTCCAATCATTATCTTTAATAGAATGTCCTATACCTGTAATAGTATATCCTAATTTTGATCCTAATGATGCACCTTGATATCCTTTAGGCAATAAATCAGGGGGTATTTTAAATAAGTGACCTATTACTAATCCTCCAATACCATCCATAGTAACAGATAGTTTAGTAGGAATAATAGCTCTATTTTTAATATTTGATTTAGTTAAATTTTTAAAGAAATTAATTAAATCTTTTAATGAATTTTTATAATCACTTGCTTTATCAGCATCAAAATCTCCATCAGTAAACCAACCATAATCTTGATCTCCAAAAAAATCATATAGTGATTGAAGAGAGTCAGTTACACTTTGAAGTTGAGCTTTAACTTTTTCAAATGTAGGTTGATCAGGATCTATTGTTGGATCTGTTTTTTTAGGTATAATTCTATCTAATAAACCTTTATTAAAATCTAACATTGTATTATTATCAGTTGCCATAGCACCTCCACCTACTTGTGCTGCAATAGCTACTGTAGCTGATTGATCTGGGAATATTTGTGATTCTAGTTTGTAAGATCTAACTGTAGATTTTAAATTATGCATTTCTAATTGAAATATATTTTCATACACCTCAGATCTTGGTTTAGAATCAACATAATTAATATCTATAATGTATATTTTACTATCTTCAGGATCAACAAATAAATCAAAGTTATTTACATTACCATTAGCAGCCGAAACTTCAGATAATACACTTTTTAAAAAGTTATATAGATTAATATCTTTTTTCTCTTTAGTATCTAATGATTCTAAATTATTATCTAAAGCTAATCTAAATAAGAAATTTAAATTAACATATATATTTCCTATAATACCTAACTCTGTTTTCCAATCATTTTGATAAAAGTATGGTCTTATAATATTATTTAAATATTGTAGATTTTCTATAGCTTTAGTTTGTGATGATTCTAAAGCTTTTTTCTCTTTATTTAATTCAGCTTGTTGAGTAGCTACAGGATCTGATTTGGTAAATTCAACTGCCTTTCCAAAAGCCTCATTTACTTGTTGTGTACTTAACCCAGTAAGAAAATTTCTTTGTAAAAATGCAAATAATGAAACTTGATTTCCAACACCAGAGGCAGCTAATGTTTTATTTAATTTAGTATTATCAATATTGTTTATATCATCAATAGCGGAATTAATTAAATCAACATTTGCTGGTTTATTAATTTTATAGTTAGGGTTTTTTAACTTTTCAAAATGAAGTTTAGTTAATGCTCTAACTGTATCTGGATCTTGTTGTGTTTTTTGTTTAATATAATCAACAATAGCTTGTTTACTTTTAGCTGTTTTGGTTTTAGTACTAACAGCTATATAGTATATTTGATCTAATATATTATTTAAATCAGCATCGCTTAATTTACTTGAAAATGTAATTAAATTAAATCCCGTTGAGGAAGTAGGTGCTATTGTATCTGGATTAACTTTAAATCCATTAGCCCATACGGGGCTTTTAATTATAGCTACAGTTGGATCTACAGATAATTGTAAAGGATGTGCTAGACATAATAAATATCCATCTCCTGTTAGTGCATTAGATCCTGTATTATTAGTAACATATTCTCTATCTAATACTGAGCATTTTACAAAGGCACTTTTACTATTTGAGTCTTTAAATGTAACATAATTATTAATTACATTACATAAGCCTTCTAATGTAATGTATATTTGTTCATCACTAGCTCCAATTTTACCATTACTGCTAGCCTCTGCTGGGCCTCCAGATATGTTAAGTGTTTTTTTAAATAGATCGTAGTAACTAACAGATCCACTTACATTATCTTTAATAGTAAGGTTATCTCCTTTATCTTGTGTACCAGGCATTTTTTTATTTGCTATAGTATACAACTCATAAAATAAACCAGCTAGTACATTTTTAGAGTAATATTTTTTTAAATCAGGTAAATCCGATAATGATATATCTTCTACTCTAGGAGCAATTAATCCTGTTTTAGATATTCTATCTAAATCATTAAATGGAGCATAGTTAACTTTTAATGATTCCATTACCTCACCTACCGATATAATTTCAGTAGTACAATCATATCCACCATCATCACGAGCACTCCAGCTATAATTTTTAACATATCCAAACATTGCATCATAATTGCCGTCGTATTCTTTAACAGCATCATCATACAAATTTTTAAATATAGTTTCTTTATCGGGGGTATTATTTAAAATATCGTAATAATTGACATTTTTAGATAAATTTCCCTCATTATTTAGATATGGAGCCCATCCCCACTCTACAAGTACAGTATACCCTGGACGCATATAGAGTAATTCTAATTCTTCAAGTTGGCGAATATCCCAAGCAATAAAATTAACTGTTACCTCTCTTAGTGAACCGTATGCTGATTTAGATTTAACATCTATGCCTGTAATGCCAGGCATAGGGCGAATACCTAATCTGTTTGCAACAACACCACTTTGATTAATTAAACTATATGCTTGATTTCCTGTACCAACACCTACTCTAGCGGTATTTCCTTCATATAATACACCTCCTTGTAAAACGTGTTGTTTAGCTAATGTATTTGTGTAATTTTTTTCATCAGCTAAACTAGCACTTGTAGCAGGTACAGGTCCTGTATAAGTATTAACCGCAGAGGTCATTCTAATCCAGGCATTACGAGCATTTAAATACTGGATTGAAGTGGGGGTGCGTTCAACTAAGGCATCTTGTCTTACCTTTAGCTGATCTTGAATATCTTTTTTAAGTGTATCTTTAAATATTGACATAACATTATCTAGCTACGTTAAATTGTTTGTATTGATTTAATACAGCCGTTAAATTAGTAGGTATTCGTAATTGAGTACCTGGTGTTGGGTATAATGCACCTCTAGTAGCGTTATTATTAGCCATTGCTATAACCCACCACATAGTAGCATCACCATAATAAACATAAGCTAAGTTATCAAGTCTATCTCCTACATTAGTAATAACATACACATCAGACTCTGACAAAGGAATATTTGGGTAATATCTTCCCTTGTAGTAAGGTTTATCTGTAGTTTCAGTACGTAATATGATTTGATTTTCGTAGCGATTCATTTTAAATTATTTTAAAAACGACCTCCTGCACCTCCTCCTCCAAAACTACCACCTCTAAATCCTCCAAATCGAGATTTTGGAGCTACAGGAATAATTGGTTTTTTAACATAAGTATGATCAATTGGTTCTTTTATATCTGTTCTTCCTATAGGATATCTTACTAATGATCCAGTATCATTTGAAACTGGTGGTTGACGAACAGGTACAGGTTGAGGAGGTGGTGGTGTTTCTTCAGGTTGTGGTTCTGGTGGAACAGGAACAGGTTGTGGTTCTGGAGTTGGTTCTTTAAATATAAATCCACACTCATAATATTGAGGAAGATAATCATGAATAAAGGTAAATCCAAAGCTTACTTTTATATAGTAAGCTAATTGTACATCTAAATCC